TGCTAATACCTTATAGTTATTAACTTTTGATTTAAAGAAGTCTTCTAATACATAGGTATTTTTAATTTCTTTAATTAATGCATACTTTTGCCTACTTAAAACAGAATTATTTAAACCTTTTCTAGCAGATACTACGGCATCGATTAATGAAGCTGCCTTATCTTCTTTTGTAAATTGCTCCTTAACAAGAGTTTGATAAAGATTTAATTCCTTTGCTAATTCGGTAGACTTTGCAAAATACTTTTTAAGTAATGGCAGTGCATTTGAATCTACGTTGTTTAATGTATCGGATGCTACTTGTCTGACTAATAGTTCAAACAATACACCGGTGTTTTTAAATTTAGAATGTTTTAAACTTTTCATTCAGTTTATTTTCTAGCTTACTAATAAATATCAATTATTTTATATTTCCGATTGAATTAAGTTGCGTTCATCTAATAATGACGTAGTAACAACTTCTTCTGTTAATACTCTTTTATTATTTAATTTAGCTTTTAATCCTTCCATATCAAATTTAGATTCATTTCTAGCATTTTTCCATGCTATTTTACCAATTGGGTCATATCCTCTAGGATGATTATGAGAATTATACTTCATCGGTTCTTTTGGTCTTCCAGCGCCTGGCCATCCACCTTTCGGAGCTTTTGCTCTGTTATGAACTGGATCTTCATCTTCTGATACTCTTTTAGATAAGTATGGATTTGTAGATTCAAAAGGATTTGCTGCGCCTGTTTCTCCGCCTTCACCCTCTCCTTCAGCTCCGGCTGGCTCTTCTTCACCCTCTCCTTCAGCTTCTTCTTTTTCTGCGGCTGGGCTAGCATTTGCAGGATCTTCTCCTTCTTCTTTAATTTTTGTTTTTCTAAATTCTTCTTTTAAATCATAGATTTGCTGTTGATCTAATTCTTCAATTTCTGATGATTCAAAGTTAAATATATTTTTATAAATCCATTCTCTAGACATTAACTGACCTTCAATCATTGATTTAGCTAAGTCTACTTTACTAGTATATAATGTTAATTTTTCTTGTTCATAAATTACTGACGGTGATGTCATATGTAATTCAAAATCAATTAATTCTTCATTTTCAAATCCTTGTGCAATTAAATGAATAACTGCCATTTTAGATAATTCAGAAATAGTAATTCGTTGAATTCTTTCAATTGTTCTAGCGAAACGAACATCTTCTGCTGCTAATGTAGCTTTACCTGAAACGCCTTCTTCATATCCTAAAAATGACTTTGGAATTTTTAATCCTGCCATCATTTTATTTCTTAAGTATTCAATATCATCAATACCAGTAAATTCCATTCCTGATAATGTATCTATTTCAGTACCAGATTGTCCACCACGAACCGGTAAGAAATAATCTTCTAACATATTTTGAAGATTAAATTTCAAATTGTATTCACCTGTTTGTTGATCTACATAAGGCGTCTTTTTCATTTGAGTAATAATACGTTGCATATACGTATCAACTTCATTTGGTGGAATATTACCTACGTCAATTTTAAATATACGTCTTTCAGGTGCTCTCATAATACGATGAATAAGCATCGCATCTTCCATCATTACTAATTGTTTCCATACCTTTCTCGCTCCTTCGATCATTGATTTACCATAAGGTAAAAAGTTAGAATCTGTTAAGTTTCTAAAATGAGCAATTTCAAAGTCTTTATATGTAACATTACCTGATCCTAATTGTTTAAATTGCACTGAATATGGATTTTCTGGATCCATCCCTTCTTCTCTTACAATTTCATATGCAGATAATGGCGTAACGTTAACAATTCCTATTTCTTCTTGAATATCTAATTTAAGATATGTATCGCCATATTTACACATATTACGAACCCATGGCCATAAATTAAATTCTACATTTAATACATCATAAAATAAATTATAAAGAATCTTTTTTATGTTCTCGTTATTTGACTTGATAGTTAATACATCACCAAAGTCATCTTTCATTACTGTTTCATCAGCATATATATCTAACGCAGATGCAATAATTGGATCTTGGTCCATTATTTCATAGTCAGTGTATAATTCTGTTTTAGATGAAAAGTAATTGTAATTAGGATTATACGTATTATTCGAATGCGGTCTAACTCCGTGTAATCTAGTAAATCTATCTACATATCTTGAGTTATGTGCATTACCAACTGACTGGATATGATTAGAATCGATTGTACGTAACTTGTCTTTACCAACTCGTCTAACTACAACGTTAGATGAAAATAATTTGGAAAGTCTTTTATATAAGCTTGTATCTGCCATTTTTCACTGATATAATAATAAATATTATCAGATCAAATTAACCAGGTTAAATCCTCAGGTGGCGTTTGGTTTGAGCCTATTTGCATTGCCCAGCCCATTTCTTTCATGTTATTTCCAGTTGCTTTAAACGCTCCGTGAGAATTGCCCATGTAATCTAAAGTCTTTTTATTTAATTCAATACCTTGTTGTCTTAAAATTAACGCAGTATCTCTAATCCAAAGTCCAATTGCAAATGACATAGTTAAATCATCATTATAACCATGTTGTGCTTCGGGTCGACCATTTATATAAATGAATACAAACAATTCTTCTATTAATCGTTTAGATTTAATAATAGGAACTCGTTCTCTCATATAAGATGCCATTTTAGAAATAGCCAATGGTCTAGTTTTAGATGAGTTAGTAAATCCTGCAACCATTTGTGATGTATCTTTTAAATCTACATAACGAGCTAATTGCTGAGTAACGTCTGAAATACTAGAATCTTTAGGTGAATAGTATAAGTTTTTATAGTTTCTATTAATTGCTACTTGAATAGTAGCCCAACCTATATTTGAATTTTCTATTACTAACAATGCATCATTGTATTCTGTTGCAATGTTTACTAACATGTTACCGTATGAGTCAGTATCTATTTGACCTTTATACTCAGCTACCTGTGTTACAGACTCTACATCTATAACATGAAATGCAGAATAATCCGCACCATCTCCTCGAGCTACGTCAGCTACTACTATATAGTCTCTACTGTAATTTGCAGGCTCCCAAACCCAAAGATTACTGTCGAATCCTCGTTTTTCTAATGGCTCTGCTACATGCGTTTCTTCATACCATTGTAATACTGTACCATCTACAACTGTATTACCAGATGAAATAAAGTCACAATCACATTCTTGTGCTGCTTCTTTAGGTCCTAATAATTCATCTTGTTTATCTCGCCAAGATTGATTTCGTTCAGGATGTACTGTCCAATGTAATTTAATTGGATTAAATCTTTTTCCTATTCCAGATTTAGTTTCTGCACCTACCCATACTTTATGGAAGAAATTACCGGTACCATTAGGTGTCGAAAGAACAATTGCTCCTCCGCCCGTTGCTAATGTCTGTTGGGCCGCTGTCCATATTTCTTCAATATTTCTAATAAACGCAGCCTCATCTATAATAAGAAGTGATAATGCTTCTGAACGACCTGATGTACCTGATGATGAAACTGCCTTAATTTGTGATCCATTATCAAATCGTAATGATAATTTATTTGCTTCTGTAGCTGCTTTTGTTAACCACGAAGGCAAATATTCGTGCATTACTTTTACTTTAAGTACTAAGTTTTTAGCTACTTCTTGAGTCGTTGCAATTACAAGAATATTTTTATCATCGAAAAATGTCATTAACCACAGTGCATATCCTGCAGATAATGTAGAAATACCTAATTGCCTAGACTTTAAAATAACATTATAATCATTATCACGTAATGCTTTTAATGTATCTTCCTGAAATGGATAAAGATGAAATGGAATTTTACCTTTTTTAGGATGTTGTATTTTACAATACTTTTTCATAAAGTATACAGGATCCTGTATACATCGTTTATATTCTTCCCTAATTAGGTCTTTAATATTTTGTCCTGACATAACTAATTAAATTGGTTACTTACCTATTTTCCAATATATGCCAGCATTAATAGTAGGTGTTAATTTAGTAGTTATTCCAACGCCTAGTTTATAAATCATTTTTCCTTTATGCTCATACTGACCCTCAAAGTTTAATGCAGCTACTGGACCTAAATTAATTGATGTACCTGCAAATAACGCCTTTGCTCTAACTATCTCTTTAGTAATAACTCGTTCAATAATTTTATGTCTAACTGATGCAATTAAATCATTTTTAACTGAATCAATAGGACATTCTGTATAAATAGTAGTATAAAATTTAACTGTAAATGAATCTGTTTTATATTCAAATGTATCTATTGTAGTATATTTTTTAACATCTACAATTGAAATTTTACCAGTAGTCGAATCTACAATTGTATCATGTAACCATTTAATAACAGCTACCGGCTTAATTTTAGTTTTGCCTTTTAATTGAATAGTATCATGTACATATGACACTGTTTCTACAGTATCAATTTTATCTACGATAGTACCGCCATGCCTGCTGCAATACATCATAACTAATATCACTGCCATTAAAATGGCTATTACGTAATTTTTTATATTTTTCATATTAATCTTTTACTGGACCACCTGTTACCCAAGCATTACATGTTCTAGATCCTGCACATTTAAATTTAAACATTGTACAGTAACCTAATTTACCGGCATCTACAGTATCCCATGCTTCTAGACTAGGTGTTTGATTTTGATGATCTGGCTTTGCAGGCTCAGGTGCAGGTGCAGGTGCACTAGCAGTCGGATCTTCGCCTTCAGCTACAGGCACACTTACTTCTTTTTCGCCCTTAGCTAAGCCTATTTCCATACACTTTAAAATTCTAGATGTAATATTAAAAGCAGCACAGTTATTGCATCTAGCAGATTTTGCCTCGTCAATTGAATCTAACTTCCATAATTCCATTTTTTCTTTCCAAAATTTAATAGATGGATTGTTAGGATTATATGGACCATATCCATATCGTTCAATAGCAATTTGTCTATGCTTTAAATTTACTGCTACATCTTGAGTAGCAACTGGACATTTAATTGTCTCTTCGTTTAATAGTTCTGTTAATTTTATCATAATATTACCATGCTCTACATGACCAATAACGGGCTTTCCAACGAGGTCCTGGATTTTCACAATTATGTCTTGCTCTAAATGATTTTCTTCTTTCAGGACTAGACTTTTTAATTTTCATATTAGGATCTCCAAAATTTACCTTTACAACATTTCCTTTATCATTACGTACATATACTGAACGCTTTCTAGGACCTCCTGGTGTATAAAATGGCTTACCTAATTTTACTTTACGACCTCTATATTCAGCTTCTTCTAACTGATCTGTCTCTTCTTTAACACAATTGTTAACTCGCTTACCTGTTCTAGGAGATACTTTTGTTTTAGGGTTGCCTATTTTATATCCATCCCAACATGACGGATCTAAACGTTGGCCGGCTTCTTCAACTTTTTTTTTGTAGACTCTTTTAACTTTTTTAAATCGCCTACAACTAAATCGGTTGGTGATTCTTTAGGTGATTTCATTTTTTTATTATAATCACCCATATTCACTCCTTTTTGAAGTTTTTTATCGCCAAATGCTGCTGTTTCTAAATCCTTTTCTTCTGGCATTTCTGCTACTTCTTCATCAGCAAACCAATCTTGCATTTTAGCACAATTGTTCATGAATTGAGCTATATCGTCTTGGTCTGCATCAGGAAATTTATCAAATCCTAATTCATAGAAGCCGTCAATATCGTCATCATCTAACAATTTTTCTAACTTTTTCTTGTTAGAATCAAACCATTTAGTTACTTGGTTTTGTAATGATACCGCAGCTTCTTCGGTTTCTTTTAATAGGTCTTTTAAACGTATCATGATATGTTAAGGTCGTTTTCTAATTTTTGTATAAAGTTTTCTTTGAATTCTTTGAATTCTTTTTCTATTCGTTCTGCTACTTCTTCGGGCGTAACATTATGATGCCATTTTTCATAAGTACCATCTGAATTAGCATAAGTAGCAGGATTTCTAAAGCCATCAATAATTTCTTGAGCTTCTTTTTCTGCATCTTTTAACCACGCCAATGCATTGTTAAGTAATCTACGTTTTTCATATTCTTCGTATTTACCTTCAATTCTTAAGTCATGTTCAAACGCTACTTGACAATCAAAACAATGGCCTTCTAAACTCCAAAACTTTTTATCAAATCTATGCTTCATTTCCTTATTACATTTAGGACACATAGATGGCATTCGAGTGGATGCCATTTCATCTAAAAACTTATTTACAGAAATCTTATATCCATCTTTTTGAATCCACTCTTTTCCGTTTGCATCAATCCATTGTTCACCTACTTCTTTTGTAGGCTTATTTTTATCGCCCTCATAGCCAACAGTTGTTCTAGACTGCATACGATGTGTACCGTCTAACATTTGCTTGATTGCTTTGATATTCTGTAATTTCGCCATAACTTTATATTAAATAATTATTGATTTTTTTGAAACTGAGATGTTTGTCCGGTTATAATAAACTGACCCGTTAATTTAAATGGTTTATCGTATATTTTTTCATCTCTAATTACTACACCTTCATGATCTGATACAACTCCTAATTTAGAATCTAAATTCTTTAATACTTCATCTCCTAATTTAGCAGTAGCTAAATACGTAATCGCTCCATTGATTGCCATTGGAATATCTTTAGGATCAGCAAGGAATTCGGTTAATGGAGTGCCGGCTAAGACTGCGTTTAACACAGCCTTTGAAAGAGCGTTAACTGTTTTACCATCGCTTAATTTAACCGTTTCATTTTCAGGTATTTTAATTGTAGACAACCAAGCTGATAAAGGCTTTGTTTCTTCTTTATCACCCATATTAATTGTTATTTTTTCTGATAATACTTTTGCAAAATTAGGCTCTGATTTCATTTCGGTTGGTACTGATCCTACTACTTCATATCCCTTTGTTTGTGCAACCGCACCCAATTTATCAATATAACTTTGCATTGTATTTTTGTCATATTCAATTTCGGTAGTTGTTCTAGCACCTGGCTTACCTGTTTTAGCATTTGTTTGTCTAGTTATTTCTAATAAACCATGAATAGCTAAAAAGTTATTTCCATAGTCAATTACGTTAGATGTACCTGATACATATTCAACATTAAACATTACATTTGGATCATCCCATAAACCTAACTTAGCTAGTTCTGATTTTGTTTCATTTAAAGCTGCATTAAATATATCTAATACTTCTCCACCTACTTTAATCATGCCATGGCCTTCGCCGAATCTATCTAATAAATCAGCTTTAGTAATTCCTTTAATATCTAAATCTTTTTGCGATCCTCTATCTAATACAAATTGTTTTTTACCATCTAATTCAATTAATCTAACAGATGCATTTAATCCATCAATTTTAACTGCTCCTGGGCCATTTTTAAGATAATCAACTGCCATCTTAAATACTTCTAATAAATCTTTTCCGTTCTTTACCCAATCAATATTAAATGGATGTGCCATATGACCAGCTGCGCCGCCTTCTTTTATAACACTTTCTTGAATTGGAACACCCACTACGGTTTTAGGATATGTATCAAAGTCATAAACAAACTCTCTACCTATGTTAGCATTTAAGAAATTCTTCAATTTATCTAACTTAGCATTGTGTTTTTTAACTTGTTCAGCGCCCATATAACCTTCACGAACTGCAGTACTAGGTAATATGGCTGTTACAAAATCTCCGGATTGTTTAAATGTTACTCCAGGTATTGCTTTCTTAATAAATGCTCTATATAATTGATCTCTTTGAGTACCAAAATATTCTTCACTTGATTTTTTAGAAGGAGAATAAATAATAGCTTGAGCTTTGGATTTTTTAAGATATTTTTTAATTATATCTACTATAGTAGCCATTACTTTATACATTTCGCCTTTATTAACTACTATTTTAGCCGAAGAACCTTCAGCACCTTTAGGTTTAGCTGAGAATTCAATTTCTAAAGCAGGACGAGATTCCATTTGGCCTGCGGGGAAGAAAACTGTTGTCTTAATATCTACATCGTATTGAGTTTCACTATCTGTTATAAAACGAGTGTAAACATAGTAACCTTCTCTATCAATTTCTTCCCATTTATATTTAGTAGCAGAAGCTTCACCTACTTCATTCATAAATGCAGATGGAGTAACTAATGATTCATGACCTAATAATTTTAATAATGCTCCTACGATTATACCACCCGGTGCTACAGCAATTGCAGTTAATCCAGCTAATTTTAATGTATCTTTTAACTGTTCACCTATTTCTGACTTTTGTTTATCAGTTAATTTAATATCACCTTTTGCAGCTTTTATTATTAAATTAAAAGCTTTTTTAGTTTCTGCATTTTCTTGTTTTAATTTACTTAAAAATACTTTAAATTTGCTTTTAATTTGTGTTAGTATATTTTCTTCTGTAATTGAATTTTTTGTTTTTACATCAATATCTTCAAATATATTTTTCCACCAATTTTTACTGAATACGTTTTCGTTTAGTGCTTCTAATTTTGCCATCATATTATTTGCTATTTTAGCATCGTACCATCCAAATATGTCTTTAAATACTTTGCTTTTTTCTTCTCTAGAAATTGATTTATCTCCTAATACATTTCTTAATTCAGTACCTGACATTTCACCGTATCCTGGTATATTAATAGATACATGCGGCGCTGTTATTAAATATCCATGTTTATCAAATCCTTGAAGATTACTTTTATTGTCTTTATATATTTGAAAGTAACTAGGAGAACCGTCTTTTTTAGTTCCTATCTTAAATCTAGGATCTTCTTGCATGTCCTTTTCTCCTACCATAAATACTACTGCAGTATCTTCTGGATCAAAGTCTTTCATTAACTCTTCAGCTTTATATGGATTTTTAACTTGAATTACATGGTCAAATCCGTATTGAGTAATAATGTCTTTTTTGTCTTCGAAACTAAATGGAGATTTTGGTGGATCTACTTTATCTGACGTTACGATATATGCATTTGCTTGACCAAATTCTTTTTGTAACCACTTAAATGCAGCTGCATGATGCTTTCCAAAAGGTTGAAATCTTCCTGGATAAATTGCTATAATATGTTTAATCATGATTTGATATACTAATAAATATCAAACGTGTTAGATTAGGCTATTTGTTGGAATGTCGTAATTATTGACGGAACTGCTGGTCTATCAGGTGTTGATCTAACAGCAGTATATACTAAACTTGTAGTTGAATCTGAAGATGACCACATTATTTCTACTAAATCATTTTGTTTTAAATTTAAAAAATAATTTATTACATATAGGTCTTTTGCGCCATTTCCTTTTAATTCTAAGTCAGTGGCGGAGTTACTTAAATTTACTCCATTGATTCTAACCCAAGAAGTAATTATACCAGTGCCGCCGCCGCTATGTACAAATTGTATAGATGAAATTACCGAATATACACCTGTACTAGCTATTAGAAATGTATTATTAAGTGAACCTGTTACTGATATACCATATGCAAAATCGGTAGTGTTATGTTTTATTGCATATGCTGTATTTGCACTACCAGATTGAGTTTGTGTATCAAAGAATGAACCATATGCCATCCTAAATTGTGTAGAATTGTCATATGTATTTACGACTTGAGTAGATGGAACTCCATATGGATTAACAAATTCAAATTTAAAATCTAAATTAGTACCTCGCAATGAATCAGGTAATGGCATATTCAATGTAACACTACCAGTTGTATATCCATATGTCGATTCTGTATTTGTTATATCAGATTCATTTAAAAAAACATACCCGTCTAGACCAATAACTTTATAATACGTTTTAATTTTACTAATATTACCTGCAATTGGTTCTAAATTAGTAAATACAAATGTTATGTTATTAAACGTACTAGTCGCAAATGAACTACTATTAGGTATTTGTTCATATGTAATTTTAGCACTAACTGTTGCAGATTTAAATTCATTGATTGAATTAGAATTTGATTGCTTAATTAATAATGGATTAGATAATGTAATCGAACCCGAGTTTATAAACGATTTAATTGATTCGGATATTACAGTAGTTACATTTGTTGTACTGGGTATTAAATTACTTATAGCAGACGACGAAATGTAAATGTTACCATTAACCATATCCGGCGTAAATGGTATTGATAATGAGCCAGTTAATAGTACAGGTGTATTATTATACAATAAATAACTTAATCCAGAATGCAATGACGATGTAAATCGACCGTTATTTCCGGGATAAAAATAATTTATGTGATTTTTAATTGAACTAGATACTGTTACTACAGGCAATGAGCCAAATACAATTGACGAACTATTTCGTTTAGATGGATAAATTTGTATTGGGGTTGACCATCTAATATTAACTCCCATTGAAGTATCAATAGAATTTCCATTTGCATCAGTATCAACAGTACCGCATAAAATAATTTCACCCGAACCAGGTGCTATTGTATTATCGATAAATATAGATACAATTGCATATTGATCATCAGATTCGGCATTAATACTTACTTCTGTATAAATAGGAGTGCCTGTCGAATCTACAACTTCTACATATAACGGCGATCCTTCGGCAAATGTATAAGGATTACCTGAAAATGAAAATAAATTTTTACCAGCTGTTAAATCAGTAGGTAAACTGTTTATTCGAAAATACGATAGTGAATTTTTAGACGTATCTTCTATTAAAACAGGTAACTCTGATAACCCTTGATACAGTACTTCTCTGGCCATATAAAATAAATATCAAACTACTGATATTGTATTCTAGATTGCCCATTGTGCTTGGTTATTTCAACTAATGAATCTACTACATCTCGCATTGAATCTATATGCGATATAACAAATAAAAATGAAAACTGCGACTTTAAATAATCAAACAATAAAAACATGTTATTTAAATTATCAGAATCTAATGCACCAAATCCTTCGTCAATTGCTAAGAAATTTGGTCTAGGTAATGATGATACATTAATCAATGATGTTCTAATAGCTAATGAAGCAATAAACTTCTCCATACCAGATGTTAATTCAATTGGCCAAAAATTGTCTTGATCATATACAATATAAGCATTAATGTTTTTTCCGTCGGTATGCAATGCCAATGTAAAATCTACAATTTGTGATAAAATATTATTAATTTCTTGTTCAATATACGGAATTGTAGAAGCAATTAAATCATATGGAACGCCATCTCTATCTACTGCTTCTAAATAATACTGATAAAATTTATACTGCTGTTCTAATTCGTTTAATTTATTAATTGATTGTTCTGCAGTTGTTTTAGTATTTTTTGCTGTTTGAATTGATGCAATATAATTAATTAGTTCAGAATTAATATGAGATAATTCAAACTCAGCTGCATCGATATGACTATTTACCGTATCTATATCTTCTTCTATTTTTGCATTAGATGATATTGCATCTTCATGTTTATAATATTCAATAATATTATTTTCAATATCAGTTAATTTATTTTCTAAGCCATGCAATTTAGTAGTTAAAGTATGAATATCAGAATCCATTTTAGCTTTTTCTTTTTGTTTAATTACTAATTGTTGCTGCAAACGTTGTAGTTCAGCTTTTTCTTCAGTTACTGAAATTAATGAAGCAATATTAACTCGAATCTTTTCCAATAAATTATGTACTGAATTTAATGCATCGGTATCACTTTGAATTAATTTTTTAGTTTCAATTGCATCTTTAACAAATACATTATTCATACAAAACTGACAATTTTCATCATATTCAAGCTCATCTAATTTAGACATTTTATCTTGTTTATGCTTCAACTCAGTTGTTAATTGTTGAATTTTAATTTGACATGTTTTTTCTTTATCTTTTAAATCATTTAATACATTCATTTTTTCGTCTAATGATGTACTGTCAATTTTAGATAAACTATTAGTTAATTCATCGACTGCTTCAACTAACTTAATATTCTTAGTTTGTAAATCTTGTATAGAATCTACCGTAGTTGTCATTGCAGCTGCTATTTGATTTTTTGTAGAATTTAATTTATCAATATCAGAATATGACTGTGATATAGGAATTAGTTTAGTAGCTAATGTCAACTTATCTACCTGCAACTGTTTTAAATTAGCTTCATGAATGTCCTTAGTATCTTGCGCATTTTTGATTTGACTATCTAATTCTGCAATATCAGTAATTGCAGTAGCTAACTTAGTTGAATAATCTCTTTTTTGATAGTCTTTAATTAACACTGCAACTTCTTTAATATCCGTACTAGCTGCAGAATATAAATCTTCAAATACGCTAATATCTAAAAACAAAGACAATAAATCTTTACGTTCTTTCTGAGTCATTTCAATAAACCCAGTATTGTTTCCTTGAACAGATAATGCAGTTAAAATAAAATCTTCATAAGTACCTAATATAGCACGAATATTATCATTTGTCTCACTACGTTCTTTTCCATTTAAGGTAGTAATTTCATCATTTTCGTTACTGTAAAAGTTAATGTCAATCCTAACATGTGTATCAGATTTTTTAGTACCTGTTTTTTCAATTGTATATTCAACGCCATCTAACTCAAAAGTAAATTTAGCAGTAAATGACATTGCTTTATTATTTAGTACATGAATTGCTTTTGATGTTCTAGAACATTTATCAAATATACAATATGTAAGTGCATCTAACATTGTAGATTTACCAGATGCATTAGGAGCAAATATTCCGTTTATTCCTTTAAGATTTGTAAAATCAATAACATTATTAGCTCCATATGAAAACATATTTGAAAATTCAAACTTTTTAGGAACCCATGTTTTATTTCTAGGCTGAACCGTTGAACTTAACGATGAATTTACTGTTCTATTTACATGTTGAATACCAGATAAAATTTCATCTGATAATGCAAACTTGTTTTTAAGATATTTAGTAATTAATTCGTTTTGATATTCAACATCTCGAACATCTCCAATATTTACTTTTTGAACTCTATTTTTATTAGTAAAATCATTTACCTTTTGAATAGCTTGTTCTGTAATATTAAATTCTGATTTCACTTCTGATATACATCTTTCTAATTCTGAACCCGATGTATTTTGAGACTTAACTCTTAATTTAATTTGCTTACCTGCCAATGTTTTAGGAATAGGCGTATATACTCCATTATCAATTAACAATGTATAATAACATGTATCATTAGGTACTTCAACAAATGAAGATGATTTATCTTTTGTATTCCATACTAAATATCCATGGTATAATGCTTCGCCATGATTCTGCTGAATTAATGAGCCAGGATATGCGACTGTTTTTTCTGAATTTAAATACTGAGCTGGTTTATGTATATCACCTAACAATGTTAAATCATATCCATCAAATGTATTTACAGTTACATGTTTATTAGTTAATGTAAATCCAACATCGGTTTGCGCTGTATCTACCGCGCCGTGGTGTAATGCAATTTTATAATCAGCAGTAAACTCATTAGCTTTTATAAAAGTAGCTGGTTGATCAAATACAGACATTACGGTAAAATGTTTATCTGCTAATTGATATACACCCGAATCTTTTAAATAATACATGTTAGGATGATTAAGTGCATTTACAATAGGCGTTAATGCATCTAATCTAGATTTATTATTTAAATTACAATCATGATTACCTGTAATTAATATAGTCGGTGCTAAATCAGCGAATTGTTTAAAAAATTCCTGTACAGCCTGTACTAATTCAGGCGTCATATCTGTTTTAGCATGTACAATATCTCCCCCTAAAAATATAATATCATTAGGACCAATATCCTGCTTAATTAGATCTACAGTTCGATTAAATACTGATTGATATTCATTATGTCGTTTTAAATTACGAATATGAATATCTGCCAAATGATAAATTTTATCAATTGTAGTTAACGTAGATTTTAATTTTGTTATTTTCATATATTTAATTTGTACATTATGTACTTTTCAAATGTTAATTTAGGTGTTTCTTTAATTAAAATAGACATAGTTTCAAATCCAATATCCGCAGGATCTTTTTCTTTTAAGTCTACTAAATAAACTTCTACGCCGTTATTCATAAAATACTCAGCGTGTTGTAAAGCTTGTTTTTGTGCATCTTTATCTAAACAAATATACAATTGCTTTACTGATTTTTCAATAACTTTCTTACGAAGGTTTTCTGATATGGTCTTTCCGAATAATGGAATTGCATTTCTTCTAACTGATATTGCATCAAATGCTCCTTCTACTAACACAATTGGTAATGCCCAATTTACTAATAAATCGAATCCTATTATATTTTTAGATACATCTGGATTTTTATGTTTAAATGCAACACCTTCATAGTATGAACGACCTACAAAATAATTTAGTTTACCAAATTCATTATATGATGGTATTATAATCTTCTTTTCATATTCGCCTGTTTCACAATATCCAATACTGTATTTTATAATTTCAGATAAAGTTACATTACGTTTTAATAGATAATGAATAGCATTTTTATATTCAATTGAATTAGATGGTTTCCATAACGGAATATACTCCTTAGGCAGGCTTATTACTGTATTAGAAGAACTAACAACGGTTCTACTAAGACTACTATAATCTGGTTTACTGGTTATCTTATAAAGTTCTGTAAATCTATCCCTAGGTAGGTTTAAAGCCTTGAACAAAGTATTAATTCGTTTCCCCGATGCATTGCAAACCCAACAATGCCAATGATTTTCATCTGAATCAGAAACTACTTGTATTTCTAATTTTCTTTTTTGTGTATTACAGAACGGACATATAAAAGCATGATTACCTCTGTTTGTAGACTTTCCTTTGCCTAATACAGATGTAAGTAACTCAATTAGTCTTTCTTGATTCATTGTACTATAATATAAAGAAAAAATGAATAGAAACCTAATTATTTAGTTTCATTTATCCATTCATTCGGTATTTGCTTATCTGCGTAGATAAAGCCATTTTTAGTACACCAATCTGCATAAGTTGTTTTTGAAGTTTTAGATAATTTTGTTTTAGAATTTTGAAATACAAAACGAATATCTAAATCTGGATTTTGATCTTTGATTAATAAATGTTTTTTTCTATCGGCGGCTACGAATCGACCTTTGGTTTCTATATAGATCCCATTTGGTAATTTAAAATCCGGATGGTATTTGTGTTTTGTTGCAGGCTTAATATACTGAATAATATGTTGTTCATATTCTCCGTCTATTCCTCGTTGTTTTAAAGTATCATCTATATCAACTTCAAATCCAGATCTGTATCCTTGTGCCCGCGCTGCTTGTTTTTTACTTTTATATCTTGGTTTCATAACTGTTAAATATCAAATCTAACAACGACATTTGTATCGACGTTGCTTCTTTTTTGTATAGCAGATGCTAATTTTCCTATTGCTAATAACTGACCTTTATCATTATATAATCCAACTGTAGTTATATATGGATTAAAATTTGGATTAGTTGCTATATCTTTAGGTACTGATGAATTTAAATCATTGTTTCTTCGAATCGTAGGATTAGATGTAAAATTAAACTCGTCAGAATTTAATCTACAAATATATTCATGCTCAAACAAAGTCAATGTAGAACTAAATTCTAATACTAATCCTGTACATGTAGCAGTTTCATTAGAATTTGTTTTTTTATTGTATAACAAATCTGAAAATATAAGTTGGTTATATACTGGTCTAGGATCCGATACTATAATCTGACCATGTTCATAAATAACTTTACCTACTTGATTTGAATTAATTGGATTTTGGTATAATTGATTAATCTGTGTATTAGTTAACGCAAAATCAAATATATTTAATTCAAATATTTGACCTGTCATTGATGCAGTATTTACATCTAAT